GTAAAAACGTCTGTGATACGATGAACCGCTACGCTATCCAGCCTCTAGTAGACTATAACTGGAACGTCGAGAGCTACCCCAAACTGGCATATAGCCCACTGGAAACCAGGGATATTGAAAGCTACTGTAATGCCATATCAGGACTTATTGAGAAGGGGGCGCTCACTACTGGCACGGACGTCGAAAATACCCTGCGCGACCTGCTTAAACTTCCCCCCAAGCCGGAACCGGAAGAGGGCGAACCGCCGCCGGAAGAGATAACGCCGGGCGACGAGGATACAGGGGAGCATACCGGCTTCCACGCCGAACCGAAGGCAAAGCGTGAACTAACCTATGCCGAGACGTTTGTAGCCTTCACTGATATAAAGAAAGCCCTGGATAGCGCCCAGGCTGCCTTCGTCAAAGCCGCTAAGGATACGATGGAGAGGCAGATTAACAACCTGGCGGATACGGCTTTCAAGATTATCGAGGGGCGACAACTGGACAAGATTGACGATATAGAAGTCCGCTATAAGACACAGATGGCGGAGGACTTTGTCAAGATACTCAAAGAGATTTACGAATACGGCCGGGGACAGGTAAAGAAAGAGCTACAGTCCCAAACCCATACCAGCCTTGACGAGCTACCACTGGACCCGGCCGACGAAGAGCTGATAATGCACTACATTATGACCAGGGCGAAGGCAAGCGCTAATACCCTGGCCTTGAAACTAAAGCAGTTTACCACGTTTGAGGCATTGAGGCAGGTCAAGGCAGGGGTAATGAGCAAGGACGAACTGCTTACCGGGCTTCGAGGACTATCCGATAAGGAGCTTGTCGCATCGGCGCAGTATTCCGTGAGTGAGAGCTTTGGCCTGGGCCGGGGGGTAGAGGCGGAAAAGAACGGCGCCGGCATAGAGCGGTCGCAGTATTCGGCTATCCTGGACGAGAATACCTGCGACCATTGTGCAAAGCTGGACGGCGAAGAGTGGAATTATGACGACCCCCGGACCGCCAAGTATGCGAGCGGCAATCCTGAGTGCCTGGGGGCGAGCAAGTGCCGCTGCCTACTGGTCTATATCTCGAAAGTAGAAGTGAAAGGAAAATTTAGCGATGCCACAATTAGGAGACATTAGAAAGGCTAGAGAAAGCGGAAGTGGGGGCAGTAAAGTAAGGGGGTAAAGAAATGCCATATACGAAGATAACGGAGCTACCGAAGCAGTTTAAGAACCTGCCGGACGGCGCAAAGGAAATCGCCCTTAACGTGATTAACTCCGTCCTGGAGAAAGGCGGGGATGATGAAAGCGCTTTCGCCCAGGCTTGGAGTGTGATTAAGGAGTCTTACAAAAAGAATGATGATAACCAGTGGGTGAAGCTGGGCGAACTGGAAACAGTCAGCATAGAGGGCGTCGAGATAATGGCGGTGGGGACATGGGACGGCTACCCCAAAACTGTTTCCTATACCAAGAAAGACCTGGACGCCATGGTCAAGTCTTTCGACGAACTGAGCAAGGACGGATTGCACGAGGCACCGGTCAAGCTCGGACATGACGCCCAGCAGAAGCTACTCCAAAAGGACGGATACCCTTCCGCCGGATGGGTGAGCAACCTTCGCCGGGTCGGTAGGAAACTGGTAGCTGACTTCCGGGACGTGCCGAAGAAGATAGGCGAGATAATCAACAGCCGGGGCTACAAGAAGGTGTCCAGTGAGATTTACTTCGATAAGGAACTCGGCGGCAAAAAGTATGACCTGGTCCTGAAAGCCGTATCTCTACTAGGGGGCGATATACCGGCCGTCAAAACCCTGGACGACGTCAGGGCATTATACGGCGAGGATGCCGGGGAAGATGAGCTAGTCGTCACCTATAGCTGGGAAGCGGACGAGGGTATCGTAACCCTGGACGAGATACTGGCGGGGATAGACGCCATCCTGAGCAAGGCGGAAGGCACTATCAAGGGCAAGGTCGGCTCCCCTGCTATCAGGACATATCTTAAAGAGGTCAAGGTAAAACTCAAAGCGCTAGTCAATAAGGAAACCAAACACGAAGAGGCTAGTGATACCGACAACTCCATCGGTCAAGGGGCCGACAGCGATAACGAAAATAAAGACAAGGAGGCTGTTATGTTAGAGGAGTTGATTAACGAGTTGGGGCTGGGAAAGGAAACCAGCGAGGCCGACGCCCTAGTGGCGGTCAAAGGCTTGAAGGCTAAGGCGGACAAGACCGTATCCCTAGCGGAATACGAGAGCTTGGCCGAAAAGGTAGAAACCCTTACTACCACCCTGGCTGAAAAGAACAGGGACGCCTTAATCGACAAGGCTTTGAGAGAGGGGAAGATAACCCCGGCTCAGAAGGAAAGCTACGATAAGTTAGCTCTGGACAATCCAGTATTGTTTGCGGAGCTGATGGAAAAGCAACCTGTAGTGGTGGACCTGAAAGAGATGGGTGGGGAAGGGAAGGAAACAGGGGAAGTCGAGCTAAAGGAAGTGGAGAGGGAAGCGGGGAAGAAGTTGGGCGTCAGTGAAGAGGAATTACTGGCGGAGAAGAAAAGGGAGAAGGAGGCTGTGAGTTAAGATGGCAGTATTAGCAGCTAGCATTGAAACGTCTCGGAAGGAAGCGGGCTTGAAGTCCTATCCTTGCGGGGTAGACATTCTCTATAAAGGCGGTTTTGTTGCCGTGGATGAAACCGGTTACGCTATGGCGTTCCCGGCGGTCGCCTCGGCTGTAGGACTGTGCTTTGTCGGGGTGGCGGCGGAAAAGGTGGATAACAGTGGTGGCTCTGATGGGGACGACTATGTCAAGGTATTCACCAGGGGGCTATTTAAGATGGCCGCCACTTCCATCACCCAGGTGATGGTCGGCGAAATGATGTATCTAGTCGACGATCAGACATTTGACGACGTGCCTGGAACATACGGAATACCTGTCGGCATCCTAGTCGAATATGTCAGCGCGACCGAGGGTTGGATTGACATTGGCCCGGCCGTGGCTGTCGAGAGAAACAAGAAGAATGGAATGGGCTTCATCACCAAGACGGATAACTATACAGTCCTAGCGACTGATAGTGGTGCCGACTTCGCCATCGCTACCGACGCGAAGGTGTTTACACTCCCATCAACCGCTAAGGGGTTGGTCTACCGCTTCTGGAACACGGGGGCTGATGCCGCCGTATTGCTTAGTGTTAGTCCGGCCGCCGCCGATAAAATCAGCGGTGGCGGTATTGCAGCGGGGGCGGACAACAAAGATTACCAAAACACCAAAGCCACGGCTAAAAAATACGATATGGTCGAGATCGTAGGCGATGGCGATGCGGGCTGGATTGTCACTAAGATGATCGGCACCTGGGTAGCGGAAAGCTAAAGGAGTGAATGAGCGATGTTAATAACGAGTGATTTTCTCGCCGCAGTATTGACCACTTACCGGGTTATCTTTAACAAAGCCCTGGGGGATAAGGCGGAAGACCTGGGCGACTACAAGAAGATAGCTACCATCTTCAACAGCACGACCGCCAAAGAGACATACGACTGGCTGGGTCATACCCCGTCCTTGCAGGAATGGAAGGACAAACGGGAGTTTAAGGGATTGCGGAACTTCGATTACACCCTCACCAACAAGCACTACGAGGGGACAATCGAAGTCGACCGCGACACCTATGAGGACGACCAGTTGGGGCAGATACCGACCCGCGTTAAGGGGCTGGCTGGTGCCGCCCTTAAATACTTCAACGAGAAGGTATTTAGCCAGTTGGACGACGGCGCCACCGGGTTAGCCTACGATGGAACGGCTATGTTTGCGGACACCCGCACCATCGGGGGTAGCGGCAATATCGACAACCTGTTGAGCGGTTCCTACTCCGGTAGCGCTGCGGAGATCCGCGCCGCTATAGCCGCCGCCGCCGTTGCGATGATGGCCTATCAGGACGATTGGGGCAAGCCTATGGGCATCCAGCCTGATACCGCCGTCTGTAGCCCGGCTATGGTAATCCCGATTAAGGAAGCCCTAAAGGCTGATGTGGCGGGGCAGAAGAGGGCAGAGACGGAGTTTATCAAGGACATAATAGTCTCGCCCTGGATAGATGCCGATAGCCTGGACTGGTTCCTGCTCTGCACGACTGAAGAGGTAAAGCCTATCATCTTCCAGTTACGGAAGCCACCGGAGTTTAACGCCCTGGACGACCCGAAGAGTGACCACGTTTTCAAGAACAACTCTTTCCTGTATGGCGTAGATTGCCGGTTTGAAGTGGGCTTTGGCGACCCCCGGACGGCTATTAAGATAGTCGACGCCTAACCTGGAAGGCCGTAACGCTTTGTGCGTTTTGCGGAAAGGGGGGAGTGTATTGCTCC